CATGATTTAATTTTACTACTCCAAACGTAGCCACTTTTGCATTTTCTGTTACCACCTTTTTCAGGGTGGTCTTTGTTATGCTGAGCTTTGCTAATAAGTCTAAGATTAGACCTACTATTGTTCTTTTTGTTCCCATCAGAATGGTGAACAACTTGACCAGACTTAGCATTAGTTTTATTTCTATAGTGTGTTTGACTACTTCCATCTATCCATCTACCATTCTTACTACCACCTCTTGCCATCTTAGGATAGCTTTTTTTAGTCCAAGCCATTATTTCTCTTTGACATTTTTAGCACTATCTGTAATTGTTTGCATTTCTCTTCTTAAATCTTTTTTAGCATTTTCAAATTCACCTTTAAGTAAACCTCTTAGAAGTTTTTGCTGAGCTTCTGTTTCTAACACATCTTTTCTAACCTCACCACCAGCTTCATTGACTTTCATCTTAATACCTGCTTGTACTAACTGACGTTGTAATGTTTCAATAGTTCCATCTTTATCTTTGATTGCTTCTTCCATTGACGAAACTTGACCTTGAAGCTGTGAGTACATTGATTTTCTTTCAATAATTTGTTTCTTATTTCTTATATCAGTTTCACCAATCATAGCAATATCATCAATCAATCCAGATTGGAACCATCTGAAATACTCTTCTAATAATGCCCATCTATTAATTGGCATTGTAGCTCCAGCTATAACTCTAATATCAAATCTCGCGGATGCATAATCTTTATATACAGATATAGCTTTACCATAATCATTATAAATAGGAATATTAATTCTTACATCTTTTTCTTCATCAGGCTGTTGACCAGCTTCAGGTTGTACTATTCTAAATACTTTTTCTACTGAATAATGATGTTGAGCTAACATCTGAAAACATCTACCTAAATGTTCTAAGGCTGGTTCAACTATACTACCCATCCAAGCTTTAAGTCTTCTTGTCCCAAATTCATCATTTGCGAGTAATCCTCTATATGTTTCAGCTTGTTCTTGTGCAAATCCCATCATAGCCGAAGGAACACCTGCTATATATTCAGCGTCTCCTTTACCTTCTTGAGTAATGGTAAAGAAAGCATTATTGATAGGAGCTGGTTGGATAGGTGTTGGTGGAGAAAACCCTTGTCTATATTTTAACAAAGCTCCAGGTGAAGATGAATACTGTTCCCATTCTTCCTCAGGCACAGAACCTTCTTCATACATCCATCTAAGATTAGAAGCTAAATTTGCATTATGTAACATAATCTGATGAGCTTTATTAATCTCTTGCTGTTTGCCAATAAGTGGAGTTACAGCGCTCATAGGATATGGTGTTCCTGTATACATATAAGGAATAGGAACAATAGGATATTCTGAAATAGGAATTACTCTCTCATATAAGAAAACATCATCACCAACTGTACAAGTTAAATGAACTCTATTTTCATAAAATTTTATAGCCTCAATAATTTGAGATTCCATTTCTTCACTTTTAACAAGAACTTGATAGCTTTCTTCTGTCATAATTTGCTGGTCAATAATCGTAGCAGCGTCTTGGGCTTGAGACATTAATTGCATTCTGCTCTCTTCTACTGCTTGTTCAGACATTTGTTGAGCTCTTTCCATTTCTAGCTGAGCTCTTTCTTCAATTATCTCACCAGACTCTAATGACTGCTGTATACTTAACATCTTTTCTTTTAATGATACAGATATTTCTCTTTCAGCTTGTTCAACTTGTTGTTCAACATTCTCTTTTATTTGTTCCATCTCAGCTGGCGATGGAAGAACTTTTATAAATACATTTCTATAAGCATGTTTCTTTTTAGAATATGTTTCATAATATGGTATAATATCATCATCTTCTCCTTCAATAGTTATACCCATCGTAATATCTTCAGGTTGGATAGATTGTAAATCAGTTGAAGGTCTTTGTGAATAATTTGTACTACCAGAGTTACCTGAAACTTTTCTCATCTTATTAGCGAACTCAGGAAATAAATTCATTAACTGAGTTTTAGATACATTCTTCCTTACTGAAATAAAATTAGCATCTCTAAATAAAAAATCTCTACTAGCAGGGTCTACATATACATCATAAGGGTCAATCTTTTTAAATTGAACCTCACCCATTCCTCTATCAGCATCTCTATCAACATCAACCATGAAATAACCAATACCTTTAGTAAGACTATCAAGCACAACCTGGCTATATATTGATTTACCATTTGAATAGTACCAACAATAATCTGCAATATCAGAGTGTACTTGAGCGGCGTCTACATCATCTCCAGTAGCCCCTACAGCTTTCCATCTAGGGTTATTAGCTGTAACAAAATACTTCATAATTTCTATAATAGGAGTTACCCTATTAATAGTAAATGTTGGCATTCCAGCTTCATTAAGAGAATCAGTCTCTTCTTTAGTAAGCTGTTCGTTTAAATAAAAGTCATATCCTTTCTGACTTAATACCTGCCACCTTTGTCTATGAGATGAATTTGCTTTATCCCAAAGTTGTTTATTCGTTTCAGCTCTCTTTTTATTTGTCATTCTAGCCATTGATTTACCTTAAATACTTTTTAACTGATTCAACAAAATGTTCTGGGTCTCCAGCTCCGCCTTCTGTATTGTAATATTTTTTCCAATAATCAGCTTGACCTTCTATTGTATTTGGCATCCGCTTAGGAACTCTCCAATACTTTATTCTACAATGAATAATACCAGCCGCTATATTCTTTTCTAATATCTCAGCCCAAACCCGTTCATCATAATTCTGCCAATGTTTTAAATCAACAAGACTAGCCTCTGCACATTTTTGCATAAGACTACTTCTATGAACTAAATAGTGAGCTAGATTATCAACAGCGGAAGCGGGTTCTACCTGCCAAAACGAGCGAGCAGGCCCGTCTCCCATTTGTCTAATATATTCATATCGGCTTTCTACAATTCCAGTTGCCAAAACCAATTCAACAGCCTCAGGACTTGAATACTTATCTCCTAATATTGAACAAGTACTCTCGATTAGAGATTTCATTTGATTAATACTAATCATTAATTACCATATTCAGCTGAACCTTTAGTTCCACCTCTTACTATAGGTTTTTTAGCTTTCTCAGCTTTCTTTGGGCCTGCTTTTGCACAACTATAACTTCTTCCATCCCAACTAAAACCCTTAGCTCCATTAGCACATCCAGACTTAAACGCTGAACGAAAACTACCAGCAGCTTTTGATTTTTTTCCGTACTTTGCATAAGCTCCACCTTTTGTAATAAGTACTTCTTTTGCACCTTTACGGATTTTTTGTTTTTTACCAAGAGCTTTTTTATGTTCAGCTCCAATTTTGTATGCTGCTTTAGATTTCATATCAGGTCTTTGAGTTGTAACTTTTCCACCTGTTTTTAAAACTTTTTCAACTTTTTTCATTGTCTTCCTACGACGGCCTCTCGCTCTGCCAGCCTTAGTCAACTTTTCACCTAAAACCCACTTGTCTTGTTTTTTGCGTTTTTCTCTACGTTTTGATAACACGCTCATTTTATTTCTCCTATTATTATTATGCTACTATCCAATTCTTCGCCTTCTTTTTAGGTTTATACCACGACAAATCTCTTTTGCTCTTCTTTAAATCAGGAGGAAAAGAGTGCATTTGTGCGTAGTAAAGAGTCTCTATGGTATCATCGTGAGCCATTCTAGGTCCAAATGTAACGATTTCATTGATTAAATCAAACATATTTTCTCTTAAATGTACCGTTCCTGTACTAAATCTACCCGAAAGACCACTGTATATCCGATTTATCTTCTGCCTACCACCTGGTTTCTCAGGTATTACAGCGATATTGAACTTATTTAGACGCCTTCTTTCTGAATTTAGTGCTTGAAAAACACTTCTATTCATAGCAACGTCTTCTACTGTACTTGATACACAATGATATTTCTGGTGCATATCCATTATATAATCAACTACACCCTTTCTTCCTATCATTTCTCCATCTGCAGATTTTTGTCCTACAGTCGGAATACTTCTGTGTCTTTCATATTCTAAAGCATATAAATTATTTTCTGAATCAATCGCAATAGCCATGATAACAGAAAAATCAGACTCCTTAGTATCAATATCGGTGGCAGGGTCGCAACCAATAAAGGTATTAACAGGAAATCTTTCTCCACTAACGACCAAGTAATTCTGGCTTTCTTCACTATCGTAGTCATAGCGTCCTTCCCAATACTTAATATGCTCTCTGGTCCATAATGAGTCTTCAAGGCTTTGTACCTCCATCATATATTCTTGATAAAATTTCTGTGGCTTTCCAGAATCCGAATAAAACTTTTTCTTTTCTTCTAGTTTTGTCTTTGGGAAGAAACTTGTCCATAATGCATTTCCGTTTTTTGTAATCGCTTTGTATGTTATTATTTTCCATGCAAAATCAGCTTTAGCCTTCTTAGCCCTACTATAATTAATAAGTAAATTGTTAATAAAAGAATCGTGATGAACTGGAGTACCATTAACACG